ACCATCACCGTTTAAAGTTGTAGATACAAAAGAAATCTCAAGTAAGAAATTCTTATTACCTTTCAACTCTCTTGAATACTTAGCTAAAGCTTTAGGTGTACAACAGAAGATTGATAACAGTGGTATGCAACTGTGGATTGATTGCGATAACGGTAAACAAGAATCTTTAGATGAGATGTTAGCTTATAATGTTGGTGATGTAGAAGCTTTGCGAGATGTTTATAATCGTTTAATCACTTGGGACAATAACGGTGTGAATATGGCGTTATACAACGACGAACACGAAGCTTTGTGCACTCATTGCGGTAGTGATGATATTACTTCCTTAGATGGTAAATACGCTTATACAGCACAACGTAAGTATTCATTATTCCGTTGCAACTCTTGTAAAGCTATTCTACGATCTAACAGTAAAACAGGCAGTGGAAATTCGTTAGTACGTGTTGTCTAATTAACAAACAAAGAGTAAATCAATAGACACAAAGAGTTGTTATTCGTAGTTAGAAGTTGTATAATATTCTTCTAAGCTGTTATTTTGGTAATATTAGTCATATTGACGATATTGACATTACGAGTAACAACTTTATATTACATATTTCGAGGAGAGGTTGAATGAATGCTTTAAAAACAAATAAGTTTAGAGTTAGTGATGAAGTTGAGATTGTAAAGTTAGATAAAACAATACAGCACTTCGGAGGGGCATCAGTATTAAAGCCTGTAGGGACAAGAGCTTTCGTTACTTGGATTGCTGAAACAGGAGATGTGGTTGAGATTAATGAGGATATTTACTCATACCACGCTTCTGACCTTGTATTAGTTAATGGTAAAGAAAAACCACTGACATACAACCCTTTAGTTGCTCAAGAAGGTGGTGGTCACTACAAGAATCGTGGTATCCAACCGTTAGAGTATACAATGCAAAACAACCTTTCTTTTTGTGAAGGTAATGTCGTAAAGTATATCTCTCGTTATAAGAGTAAGAACGGTATTGAAGATTTAGCTAAAGTAATCCATTATGCTCTTTTAGCATCTTATGAAGTTTATGGTGAACAAGGAAGTACAGAGTTGAAAGAGAAAGTATTAAAACTATTAGGAGAACATGGATGAAAGTGAGTTGTATTTTTACACTAAACGAATTAAAGAAGATTACACCATCTCTTGAGATTGAGCATTTCAAATCAGATAATCCTAAAGTTAAAGAAGCTTTAAAGAAGCTGTTTTGGAATCTAGGTTGTACGTTACCTGATAAAATTGAGATTGATGAGGGTTTGCTTACAATCAATAGATTCAAGGAGGAAGATGATAGTCCTCGTATTACAGTTTTTGAGCGATCTGATTCCAACTGGGTTAAGACAAGGTTTGCTTCACATCAAGTACGTTGTTTAACAGATGATGTTAGTATGATGCGTGAAATGGATGGTATTACAAACCAGCGCAGTTTTGACGTTTGTAATGGAATAGAGTTAAATTAAGAGGATTTATAGTGATTGAACGAATTATTAAACGAGATAGGACTTTTGAAGATTTCAGCCCACGCAAATTAAACGGATGGGGAGAATGGGCATCAAAAACGTTAGGAAGTGATGTTAGTTGGAGTGAAGTTGTTTTACACGTAGCTTCAACATCTAGTCCAGAAATTACATCTAAACAATTACAGCAAGCTTTTATTGATTACTGCTTAACTAAGCGATCTTTTGCTTACAATCGTATGGCTGGTCGCCTATACATCTCTATGTTGTACAAGGATATTTATAATGACAAGTTACCCACATTGTACGAAATGTTGTCTCAACTAGCAGAACGAGGATTAGCTTCACAAACTTTTGTAGATAGTTTCACACAATATGAGTATGAAGAACTTAATAGCATTTTAGATCATAAATCTGATTTAAACTACGCACATTATCAAATTGAACAAGCAATGGAGAAATACTCTCTACGTGACCGTGTTAAAGGCGGTTATTTAGAAACACCACAATACAGCGCAATGCGTGTAGCTATGCAGATGTGTAAGAATCGTAAAAATCGTATTGAGCGAATTAAGCGACATTACAATAAGATTCGTAGTGATGTACTTAATGTACCGACACCATACTACACTAATTCAGGTACAGATAAACTCGGTCTAGCCTCTTGTTGTTTGCACGAATCAGATGATTTTGTTGGTAGCCTAGCTGCTGGTAATCATATCTCATATATGATGACTGTAAACAGTGCAGGACAAGGGACAAAGATTCGTACAAGAACTGTAGATGACCCTGTTCGTGGTGGTACTATTCCACATCAAGGTAAGAAGCCTTACTTACGTGCAGAGGTAGGCATGATCAATGCAAACCTACAGAATGGTCGTGGTGGAGCAGAAACAACAAGTTTTGATATTATTGACCCTGAGATTAAAGAGTTGTTAGTGTTGAAGAACCCGATGACACCAGCAGCTAGACAAATTAGAGGTTTAGATTATGCTGTAGGGTTTAGTAAGTATTTTGCTAAAAAGGCTGCAAATAATGAAGATTGGGTCTTGTTTAGCTATGCAGATGTTCCTGACCTTTACGAAGCAATGTACGCTACAGATGACACGTTTGAAAGATTGTATGAAGATTATGTGAAGCAAGGTAGAGGTAGGGAAACAGTTAAAGCTCGTGATGTTTTAAGATTGATGCTTACAGAAGGAGTGGGTGTTGGTCGAATCTACCAAGAGAACTTGTTTGAAATGAATTATCATACACCATTTAAAACAGATGGAAATGGTAAGATTCGTCAATCCAACCTTTGTCTTGAAATTGCTTTAATAACAAGTGTTTACGATTCTGTAAAAGATTTGTATGTGTACGGTGATCTTAAAAAAGCTATTGCCGATAATGCTCACCAATCAGTTATTCAATATCTTAAAGAGAAGAATGAAGCTGTTAAAGGTGAAGTAGCTGTATGTTCATTAGCTGGAATTAACGTAGGTAAGATTAAAGGTAAGATTGATTCTCCTGAGTGGGATGAAGAGTATAGAGAAGCTGCTTTTGTAGCTCTTGATATGATTTATACAGCCATTACAGAGTCAGAGTATCCTTTACCTCATATTGAATACACAGCTAAAAAGCGTATGTCTGCTGGTGTAGGTATTGTAGATTTAGCGCACTTAATGGCTAAGTATAAGTTAAACTACGATTCTCAAGAAGGTAGAAACTTAATCCACAAAGTAGCTGAATCTCATTATTGGCATCTATTAAACGCTTCATTAGAGTTGTCTAAAGAGTTTGGGGTGTGTGAATGGGTTGATAAGACAAAATGGAAAGAAGGTTGGTTGCCTATTGACACATACAACAAACACGTAGATGAAGTTGTAACAGTAGGTTTGCAATATGATTGGGAAGGATTAAGACAACGTATTATTGAGAATGGCGGACATGCTTTTTCTGTTTTAGCTGCACATATGCCAGCAGAGAGTAGTAGTGTTCGTTCAGGTTCTACAAACGGTGTGTATCCTATTCGTGATTTGGACTTAAACAAAACGAATGATACTAATACAGTTAAGTATGTTGTGCCTGAGTCAGATAAGTTAGGAAAGTATTACCAAAATGCTTACGACATTTCTGTTGAGGGTATGGCAAAAGTGTATGGTATTATTCAGAAATGGACAGATCAGGCTATTAGTGCAGATCAATGGTACAAGGCACAAGGTAGTGATAAAATTAAATCATCAGAATTAATGAAAGGGTGGTTTAGTTGGGTTTACTACGGAGTAAAAACACGGTATTATATCAACACATTAACAGCTAAAGGTATTGAGTTAAATGTTGATCTCATTGAAGATGATCAAGAATTTCAGCCTGAAGCTAATTCAGAATGTGAAGAATGCAAAATGTGATTTGGTGGGGATGTAGTATCCCCTTTTTCTTAAAGGAGTTGTAATGATTTTTAATGTAAATAAAACAGCAGAGCAGTATGAAGATGTTAAACTATTCGGTAATGGTGATGTTGGTTTGTTAGATACTGTTAATAAACGTTTCCCTAAGATATTTGACTTATACAAGGAAATGAAGCAGTTAGATTGGGACGAATTAGAGTTTGATTTCTCTCAGTGCTTGATTGATTTTGAGAAAGCTCCACAAGACGTAACAGAGATGATGATTAAAACAATTATGTGGCAATGGGAGAGTGATAGTGTAGCTTCTCAGTGCCCAGCAGTTTTAATTGCTCCATATGAACCTTGTACAGAGCAATGGGAAGCTGAACTACGAATCAACGATAACGAAAGTGTACACGGTAACTGTTACTCTGAAATTGTGCGTATGGGTTTTCCTGTCCCTCAAGACGTGTTAAAAAAGATGTTAGCTCATAATGAAGCACATAGACGTTTACAAGTAGTTGGTAGTGAGTTAAAGAAACTTAAACAAAAAAGTATCTTACTTGCATACAAGAAAGAGTTTGAGGGTTATGTACCAACACAAGAAGAAATAGATGAAGATATGATTCTATTCTACTTTATTATGTATTGTTTAGAGCGTGTACAATTTATGGACTCTTTTGGTACAACTTTTATTATTGCTCAATCTGGATGGTATCAAGCAATCGGTCAAGCTGTTAAGAAGATTTGTCAAGATGAGTATGAAGTTCATTCAGAGTATCGTAAAGAAACAGTCTTACAATTGATCTCAACACAACACGGAAAAACTATCTTTGAAAGATTAAAGCCTAAGTTAGTGTCTATATTAGAGGAAGTTGTAGATAGTGAAATACGTTGGACTGTAGAGGATTTGTTTGAAAACGACAAGAAAACTTTAGTAGGTACTAATTCAAAACTTATGGTGCAGTGGTGCTTATTCAATGCTAAAGCTGTTGCAAATGGTTTTGGGTTAAAGACCAAATTTACTTTCCCTAAGACAAACCCAATGCCTGTATTAGAGGATTGGATTAACATGAATAAACAACAATCTGCTCCACAAGAAGCAGATAATCCAGCGTATAAAGTAAACGCTGTAGAAATTGATGATGAAAATATGATTTTTAAAATTTAAGGAGTTAAGAAATGTTAGTTATTTATTCTAAAGACAATTGCCAACAATGTGATGCTGCTAAGTTGTTGTGCCAAATGAAAGGTGTTGATTACGTTGTAAAAACACTTGATGTTGATTATACAAGAGATGAGTTGATGCACATATCACCCAAAGCTCGTTCATTCCCTGTAATCGCAGTCAAGGTTAAATATGACGGTGTTGAGATGGAAGAGTATATAGGTGGGCTAACCGAGCTAAAAGAAGTGCTTGCCACTAAATATAGTAAATAACAAACAAAAGAGAGTGACTTAGGTTGCTCTCTTTTTTATTTATCTAAATATTTGTTGACAAGAGAATGCTATGTGAAGTATCCTCTCTATATCGAAATAAATATGCAACGTGCATAAACCACTAGGAGAAACAGTATGGGTGATTTATATTTTAATAGCGAGTTAGACGCAGTATGCTTACTTATGAAAGATGGGTATGAAGATCATTACGACCCTATTATTACATTGGTTGTGGGTGAAGATGAAGTTGCTATCAACAACGGGTATTACCATACCTATCGCATTGCATTAGATGGCATTAACAAAATTATCACATACAAACGTAAACCACACTACCATCAAGACATAGACGTAGTAGAATACACAGATTATGACCATGAAACAATTTGGGAGAATAAACAATGAAACAAGTACGACAAATGATTCAATTAAACCTGTTATACAAGTTAAAGGAGAAGTAATATGAAAACATTTAAACTGCTAGATTACACAGCACAAGTGTTCTACAACAAAGAACAATACTACCCTTTCTGCTTGCACCTATACGATAATCATAGTGGTAAGCAGTTGCACGTAGGTTATTATATTAGTGTAGAGCAATTATGTTATATGACGCATTTAGAGATGCTAGATCGGCAATATCATGCTCTTAACCCTGTAAAGACTTTATTTGCTGTTGAGGAAATGAAAGAGAGTTTGTATTTGCTGATGCATGTAATGGGAGAGGATTGATGCGAATTGCTTTAATTGGTTCTAGGCAGTTAGAACAGAAACAAGAGTATTTTGAGGACATTAAACTTTGTTATAATGTTTGCATGAGGTTAGCGCAGTTGGGTATTACTTTTACATCAGGGTTGTGTGAGTTAGGTATGGATGGGATTGCTCAAAAAGCTTATAGTAAAGCTGTTGATCTTGGTTTAGCTAAAGAATCGCAGTTTGAAGTGTATGTTGCTGATCAATACAACATTCGTAGATCGACATTACCTCGTAAACACCTAGCTATTGTTCGTAATAAAGATTTAATCTCTGAAACAGAACGTATTGCTTCAGAAGTACATCCTGCTTGGGATAGATGCAACGAGTGGGCTAGAGGTATGCACAGTAGAAATTGTCATCAAATACTTGGTTATGATTTAAAATCCCCTGTTGATGCTGTCATATGTTGGACTCCTGATGGTAAGATTCAAGGTGGAACAGCTACCGCAATAAGGATTGCTTTGAAATACAATATTCCAGTATATAATCTTGGTGTGTCAGACAAGAAATCTGTGCTAAACGATATTAAAAACTTCTTAGAATCGAGGAAAGATTGATGGATAACAAACTAATCAAAGTATTAACTAAGAACTCAGTTAAATGCTTAGTGTGTAACACAATCTTAGAATCTAAACATAGGCATGACTTTCAGCAATGCAATTGCAGTAATGAAGCATTTGTAGATGGTGGTCTTGAGTACCAACGTACTTTTGCAATGGATTTAGATTTGATAGAGATTCTTTCTGAGTATAAGGATGTAAGAAATGCTAACACCAAACGAAACACATGAGTTATTAAAACTACATGAGAAGTTAGATACTTTAACAAAAGCACTACACAACTTGAGTTTAAAAGCTGAAGTGTTTGTAGTAGATTTAGATGAACATAAAACACAAGTAGATGAAATCAAATCTGAGATATTGAAAACATTGGATAAGATTAATCAAGTATGGAATAAATAAGGATTTTAACAAGAGGAGGTAAGTATGGTAGTATTATTTGAATACTTAATAAATTGGTTTATCTTGGTGCTAAGTAAGTTCTTTAATAAACCACCATAACGTAATGCTGTAACACAACAAAGAGGATGCTTCAGAGTGTCCTCTTTTTATTTGTCTGAGGAAATATACTAAATTATTTTAACAAAGGTGTTGACACAAATATTTAAAACTATTAATATTCCCTTATCGAAACAAGGCATACTAACGAACAC